AAAGGCTTTCCATCACATGGGTAAATTCTTATACCCCATTAACACAAATGTGCTAACTTCACTGAATAACAAAGGGATCACGCACATCCACACGGTGGTGTCTCGAAAAGTTGCCACACATGGGCAGTTTGTAATTTATGTATAAAGTGGAATAGTTTAACCAAATGGTTGCTAATTAACTTGAAGGAGCAATGGCTTCATAGTAGAAAATAGGGGGACCCAAATAGAAAAAACAATTAAAATCCTCACCAGCAGCACAATGCAAAGGAATGAACTCCTTCCCTGTACGGGCAGAAGCAGACATTGTGGATTCCAATACCCAACCAGTGTCAAAAGTATCACCGGATGCGATATTGTCAAATCTCTTAGCTGGTGCAAAACGGATATTTTTGTAATAGGGACATTCCCACAAAACAACTGGGTTAACAGCACTACTTTGATACAAAGCTCCATCATAAGTGCGTCCAAAATAATCTCTATCATTTACCATCAATGCTTGACCGTTGGGCACAAATGTAGGAAATGTCAAATCAGCCCATTCATCTCGGGCTGCAAAACCATCAGGCGTTCTTGTGACAGTTATGTTTGACAACTCTCCAGAATAATTATCCATGCGCGTTAAATCTGCCATCCAGCGTATTCCACCTCTCCATCCGCCATATGCACTTGTTACATAGTTCAACAGTGTCATATGGCCATAAACATAATTTCCTAATGTTAATGGAAAAATGGTTCGACTATTGGCGGGTGTTGCTGCTGTATACCCAACTTGATGTGGGAATGCTTTACGTTCTGCAGCAACACGCACTAAATTTCCAGCGGTCAATGCAGTTCCTGCTACAATAGAGTGCCTCTGATATCGTTTCAACATCTGTCTGAACGAGTGAATACTCTCACCAAAATGCACAAGATTTGTCTCATCAGATTTAGTAATAGGTTGTGCCATTGTGTTTAAAGTACTAACATTGGATGGCTTAGAGTCTTGCACTAGTTCTTCACTTTCACCAGCGTGTGGTTCAATTTCAAATGCTTCAGGCGCTGCTACAGTTCCAGCAGCTGTGAATCTCAATTTTTCCAATGGAAAAGCATCTGGTACTGCAACTTCAAAATCGTCACCCGCTGAAATGAAAACGTTCACTTCAATATCATTGTCAATCGTAGAATTGGGTACTGTAAGTTCATTCACAACGTACACACTCAACGTACCATTTCCAATATCAACAGCTGGTGTGGTGAATGTCAATGGAGACGTATTCCACATTTGAGTTTGTGCTGCTACACCAGGTACAAAATG